TATCAGGTGGAGGTGAATGGAAAAACCCTTACCTTTGGTGACGGACTGGGCGACGGAGTATCCAGCCTTGGTGCACATTTCCTGGCGGCAGCCCCGGAGCCGACCGAGATTTCCATATCCTTTTCCGCTGACCTAAAGAGCGGTTACAGCAAACAGGCGGCACAAACGGAAGTGCTGAATGCCGCAAGGGAATACTGTAAGACCCTTGTAATCAGTGGGGAAGAAGAGGTTATTGTACGTGCATCTGCAATCGGATCCATTATTTCCGCAGCAGAAAGCATACTCGACTATGATCCTACGTCGCTGCGGCTGTCCGAAGCAACAGGAAATATAAGCATCGGAAAAGAAAACGCACCTGTCGTGAGGGAGGTGCTGATCGATGTTTGATACAGTATTCTACAATCAGCAGAGAAGCGGATATGAGGAATTGCTCTCATATGGCCCGAGTTTTTACAAGAATCTGCTCGAAATGGATGTGAATTACCGGTTTGCTGGTAAGACGCTGGATATTGGTGCGGAAGGACTGGAACGGCTCATACAGGACCAGTTCATCGACACTGCAGATGAAGAGACAATCAGCCGGTGGGAGAGGTGGATGAATCTGCCATCTGATCCTAATAATGATCTTGAATACCGCAGGAGGAAAGTCAAACTGTTTTGGAATGGTGGTGACAAATTCTCTGGCAGACTGATAAAGGAGATCATTAAGAATTATACCGGGTGTGACGAGACTCCGTCCATTAAGATGACAACCAAACTTACGATATCCACCCAGATCAAGGAAGACAGTCAGGTATACATATCTGATCTGGAGGAACTGATCGAGCGCATGAAGCCGGCACACATATTGGTAGAGGTTCTGCTCATCAGCACGACCAGAATAAAATTGCATACCAATATATCCCACATCGTTTTCCCATACGATTTTTGTGGCACCAAGCCGGATATCGCAACTATGGGTGCCTATATCCCATCCGGGGTCAATATCGGAACAGGTGGCAGCAACATCGTATATCCGCATATGCCAAGCGGTGAAACAATGCTCGCTGGAACATATCCTGTGGACACCACTAAGGGGGCGGTATTTGAAGACGGCATAAATATACACACCGACTCGACAGATGCGGTCTATGAGCATTTACCGAGCTCAGAAGAGCAGGAGACCGGCTTGTATCCTGAGAATACCATGGTAGGCATGGTGTGTGAGAATCCGGTTCTTTTTAGTACAAATGAGAATGCTGCACTGATAGCTTATGAACAGTGCGGAACAATTCCTAATATTGCTACATTAGGTCAGCAGAGCGAAGAAGGAGTTTCCTTGGGGACTTCTGAAAGCTCTGCTGTTTTAACATATGTAGAATGCGGTACAAATCTATGCGGAGAGGAGGGATTGTAATGGCTTGGCAGAAGGCATTTTTGGACAAAAGCCGCAAGTGGTGGCTTCGCAAAATTGTCAGAGCACAGTATTATGCCTCGGCAACGGGCACATGGTACGAAGGGCGATTCACCGAGAAAAGCTTGTCCGGGAATACGATGACGTTCAAGATCGAGACTACGGACGAGGCAGCAATGACGATTACCAAAGTCCGGCTGTTGGATGCAGACGGTGATGTTGCCTATGAAGGTAACCGCTCCATTGTAAAAAGTGCCACAGAAGGGGCATTGATCCAGATCGATGTACCAATGGATGAAGAATAGGAGGGAGATCAATGTATAACAGAAAATTATGGCAGGACAATGTCAGAGATCCGGCCAGAACTTACAAAGCAACACAGAATGCTGACGGAACTACTACACTGGAGCCTGCCGGAAAACTGGTTCAGCAGGGAACTAACCAGAGTGCTGAAAATTTCAACAATATGGAGGATGCAATCCAGGATGCGCAGATTGCCCTACAGGTTGCTTTTCAGCATCAGCTGCAGTTCGAGCGTGATCATGAGGACCGTGTCAGCGGTCTGGAATCGGAAAATGCTGTGGAATCCGGTACGGTCACACTCACCAATTCAATGAACTACCCGTTCAACAACAGTGCGAAGACAATTAACCTGGCCAAAGCTCGGAAGACCACTAACTACCTTGTCGAGGCAAGAGTTACTGAATTTTCCGGTGGTCTTCCGGGAGATATTTCTGTATCTGACAAGGCTTTGAATGGCTTCAAACTGGCGTATGACGGCAGCGCAAAATCTGTAACAATCAAATACATCGTAAAGGGAGGTATTCTTTCATGATTATCGTAGAAAAAAACGAAGGAACCAAAATTGACTATGAAGTCAGCGGAACTAAGATCACATTTGCTGATGAACTGATGCTTAATCTGGCCAAGCTTCAGAAGGACGAGCCGGAGCATAAAGACATCTGCTTGGATGACGATGGAGACCTTGTGATCGGCACCGCATCCGGTAAGTGGTATGCAGCAGAGGTTGATATTCCTGCGAGAGAGTATGATGAGCAGGAGTACGAAATCTTGGATGGAGAAAAGGGCTTCAAAATGGTTGCATTACCGCTTGACATGGACAAGGTGGTGCTTACCCTTTGGAGCATTGATGAAAAAGTGAAAGTAGAGGAGGTATAATCAACTATGGCAAATTTTGATTTAGCAGCAATGGCCCTTAAAGCGGTGTGTCCTACAAATGAGATTATCTATGATGACAAGGGGCTTCCGTCTATCATGATAAAGATACCGAAGTTCAAGAACTCACAGGTTATTCCTGGCGGCGATGATTCAGTGCATCTTGCATTCATCGTGAATGGCAAGGAAATCGATGCAATCTACGTCAGCAAGTACGAGAATATCGTGAACAACAACAGAGCCTACAGCCTTCCTTGCGAAGATCCTAAGACTTCTGTTAATCTCGATCAGGCAATCAGCTACTGTACACAGAAGGGCGAAGGCTGGCATCTTATGACGAGAGCAGAATGGGCGGCTATTGCCTTATGGTGTAAGGCGAATGGCTGTATGCCGAAGGGTAATAACAACTACGGCAAAGATGTTTCCGAGAGTGGCTATAAAGCAATTCCAGCTCCGGGAGTAAATGATTCCGGAAGAACAGCCAGAGTATTGACCGGCACCGGTCCTGTATCATGGAGCCATGACGGTACATTGGAAGGCATTTGGGATCTGAACGGCAACATCTGGGAATGGATGGGCGGACTTAGAACCGTAAAAGGAGAGGTACAGGTACTGGCCAATAATAATGCCGCAGATCTTGATCATTCACAGTCTGCCTCCAGTGCACAGTGGAAGGCCATTGATGCAACGACCGGAGAGTATATCACTCCCGACGGTAAAGGTACCACAGCGAATTCTATTAAAATGGACTGGGTATCCGGCAAGATCACTTACTCTGCAACGATCACAACTCAGGCAGATACTGGTCGTGATTGTGCTTTCGCAAGCGTTACTTGCGCTTCCTCTGTATCCACTGCGGCTCAGGCTGTATTAAAGGCACTTGCGCTTCTTCCGGCAAGCACTACTGCTTCTGAATACGCTGACGATCATATGTGGATGAACAACGGGGCGGCAGAGATGGCGTTCTTCTCTGGTGGCTTATGGGGCAACGGTGCCGACGCGGGCGTCTTCGCTTTGCACTACTACACCCGCGCGTACTCGGGCTGGAATCTGGGCTTTCGCTCCGCTTATGTTGACCTGCCCTCTGAATAATGTGTTCTGATTACCCCCACGGCAGTGGGGGTATAAATTTGAGCAGGAAATAACGTAATGCGTGATTCTGTAACATAAATCACAATATTTCTAACACAGATGCTAGAATGAAGCCTGTATTTTGAAGAGGAGGATGAACAAATGTCAGAAATGATAATACAGCAGAAGGTTTTTCAGATGATGAAGTACGGCTACATATGTTTGCAGCAGTATCCAAAGTCTGAAAAATTTGCTCTGGTTGTAGATATCAAGCGGTGTATGAATACTATCCTCGAAAGAGTAGTCGAGGGGTCGAAAAAGGATCATAAAAAGACGACTTTGAGAGATCTCGATGTAGAAGTGGCAAAGTTAAAGGTTTATATCCGTCTTTCTCACGAACTGGGATTCCTCCCTCTGAAAAAATATGAACTCTGGTCAGAGAAAGTCGTTGAAATCGGTAAAATGGTTGGCGGCTGGATCAATAATGTCCAGAGCCAGGGAATGTAGTGTAGCGTTCTACTCTGGTGGCAAATGGAACAACGGTGCCAACGCGGGCGTCTTCGCTTTGAACTACAACACCCGCGCGAACTCGAACTGGAATCTGGGCTTTCGCTCCGCTCTACCACATAGTCAGATGCTGATAGCCTAAGTGGCTATCTCCCAGTACAAGGTAGGTAAAGGACTACGTTTCCGCGCCATAGGCGAAAAACTAAAACAGCGCACACACCGATAGTAGGAATATCCGAATTCCGTGTGTGCCAAAAACAAGAGAAAAAATATGTCAATAAAGAATGTTTATAATGAAATCACATCATTTGAGAACATCATCAAGGCTGACAGAGACTGCGCATCGTATGACAGCGATAATGATGAAGTTCTCGAATTCCGAAAAAACCTGGAAGAGAATGCTCTGGGATTAAGGAACCGACTTCGGCGACTGGATATACCACCGGCCATATACAAAAGCTTCCTTGTATTTGATCCGAAGGTCCGGAAGGTGATTTATACGGATTACCCAACAAAAGTCATTCAGAGGTCAATGTATAATGTTTTGTACGAACCGATACAGAAGAGCTTTATAGCAGATAGTTATGCCTGCGTAACGGACAAAGGACAACACAAAGCTGTCGCCAGACTCGCTTCGTGGTTTGGAGAATACAATTCCGCAGGGATAAAAGCATATTATTACAAATTTGATGTAAGGAAATTCTTTTACCGGATAGACCATGAAGTGCTGATGAACATTATCGAAAAGAAGATCTCCGATAAGTATACGGTGGAGCTGATACGGTACTATATGTGCAGTACACAGAGGCCATTCGGTATGCCATTGGACGGTAATCACCTGACTATCACAGACGAGGAAATGCTCTGGGACAAGGGTATTGCCATAGGTGGCGGATTATCCCATATGATTGGGAATATGTATCTCGACCAGCTGGATCAGTATGCAAAGAGGACGCTTGGCATAAAACACTACATCCGGTTTGCTGATGACATTATCATCACGGATCCGGATAAGGAAAAGCTGAAGGAGTACGGACGGCTTCTGACACAGTTCTTGAATGAAAAACTGCTTCTGGAGTTCAATGATCGGTGTGCACTCCGGCCAAACAGCTGTGGGTGTGAATTTGTCGGATGCGTGATATATCCGGATCATGTTCTCCTGCGGAAAAGCACAACGCTTCGCATGAAGCGGCATCTTCGGAATGTGGCGGAGGATTACAGAGATTATAAGGCATCTTATGATTACTGCAAACAAGTGGCCGCCAGCTACGCAGGAATGCTGGATCATGTCGATGGAGACAGCTTTAAAGAAAAACTGTGGGAAGATTTTGTTCTCACACACAATACGGAGGATTGAGTTGCATGGACGAAAACAACTTAGAACTGCTTGAACTCTACATGGATATGGTAGAAAAGCAGGATGAAATCATATACCGGCTGTCCGAACTGCTGAGGGAGACCAAGCGGGAATTGCAACAGCTTCGCAGTGTCGGCGGATTTTTTGAAGAATCTCCGCTCCGAGCTGAGGACGAAGGTATATTGAATGAGTGCATGGAGCAGTACGAAGAAATGAAGGAAGGAGAGGTTTAAAACCTTGGCCTTCCTTTTTCTTTGGAAGGAGGTGAGACCATGTATCAAATCTTGAAGAGATTGGCAGAAATGCTACTCGGAGGAAGGGGGTCGCTTGACCGCCTCACAAGCGCAATTATAGGGGGTGATGAAAATTAGCGCAGAAGAAGTCAGAATATTGGTCGTGTCCGGTGTAATCGGTGCGATAGTGGGAGGCTCTGGTATAACCGGGCTTCTTTTTTATTTCATCCGAAAGTACATCGAGGACAAATTGACCGGGAAAGAGGCAGAGGATAAAAGGAGAAAAGAACAGAGGATGAAAAGGGCAGTAGTGGACGATGAACTGCAGCATTGTCAGGGCAGGCTGTTTTTCTGGATCCACAAAGCAATCGTTACCGGCCAGCATAACGGTGATCTGGAGCAGGCATTCCAGGATTACCAGATTGCAGAGCAGAAAGCAAAGACCCTTGACCGGGAAATTATCGTTGAAAACGAAACAGAGTAGGAGGAGGTACTGTGAAAATGGAAACCAGTAAGAAGCTGCTCTGGCTCAACCATGTGATTTTCTATGTACTGATCACACTGGTTATAATCTGCACGTTTGCAGGAATTGAATGTAGCAATCTTACAACGGTGACGTCCTGTGTCGCTGTGGAGGTTGGAGCAGCTACATCATTTTACTATTCGATGAATAAGAAACTGAATTTACCAAAGATCATTAAGCACATATACGATGATGCTCCGGATGAGCTGAGGAACCAGATGGATATTAACCAAATTTTATCGAACATTTCAAATTAACAGGAGGTAAAGAGTATGAATTTAGAGATTTTTCTGATTGCGTTGTTTGCGGTATCTTTGTTTACCGGTCTTTTTACGGAGGCTATCAAAAAGTGGCTGGATGAGCGTGGAAAAACATATTTTTCCAATGCTCTTGCAGGATATGTGGCTGTGGCCCTTTCCGTAGTAGTGTCCGCAGGATACGTTATCCTGACGGAATCTGCGTTGAACGCAAAAATGGCGGTATATCTGATCGCACTGATGGTTCTGTCATGGTTATCTTCCATGATCGGATACGACAAAGTGATTCAGACAATCCAGCAGATTGCAGGCCTGAAGAAATAGGAGGTACGGTATGAATATCATTATTGGTAGTGCACGAATTGACGAAAGAGGAAAATTAACCGGCGGACAGCCCGGGGATCAGACGGGTGGAGAGGTATCCACACAGGCGTATTACCGGCACAGTAAAGGATGGTATTGCTACCGACCGAAGGAGATCAGTGTGGCCAATGCGTTGGCAACAGCAATGTTGCAGGCGTGCGAGAATGACAATATCGGTTATTGCCAGGGGCACAGATCTGATGTGGTCACTAAATTGCGCCAGTCCGGAAGCCTTGCGAACATCACTGCAAAATCTGAGGCAGACTGCAGTGCACTGGTACGTGCCTGTTGCATTCAGGCAGGCTTTGATCCGGGCAATTTTAATACTGCGAATGAGTGTGCCACTCTGAATAGAACAAAGCAGTTTATGGACAGAATCCCCGTGACAGCTGGAACCATGCTGTATAACGGTGACATTCTGGTCACAAAGACAAAAGGACATACCGTTATTGTCGTATCCGGTAATCCCAGAAAGGCGGCATCCAGCAATACGATTACATCCAATGTCAGGGTAGATGCAGCGCAGCATAAGGATTCCTCCCTTGCTGGTACCTATACGACCACATCAGATCTTCATATCCGTGCCGGCATTGGCAAAGCTTCCCTTGCAATCATGCCGTCCGGATCCAAGTTCCAGAACTTCGGGTACTACAATCTGGACAAATCCAAGAAGAAATGGTTGTACGGTGTGTATACGGACAAGGCTGGAAATAAGATCACTGGTTATGCTTCTGCGGCTTATCTGAGAAAGTAATCGGCATTAAGTGTCATTGCTCCGAAAAAACGTGTAACAGAATCCGTGATAATCTAACAATTACCAATCTTTTCGGTAAATGAGTGGTAGATTATAACAGAAGGAGCAATGACATATGATCAGGATTTTACTTTCTTCACGGCTTGGCGACCGCAAGTGGACACAGGCTGACCTTGCGAGGAAAACCGGCATCAGACCTACGACAATCAGTGAATTGTACCACGAAATGGTTGATAGGGTAAATTTAGACCACCTGGACCTTATCTGCGAAGCACTGGAGTGCGATCTTAATGAGCTGATTGTAAGGGTACCGAATGCTGAACCACGCATAGAACACACCATAAACGGCTCTGCGAAGTCTTCCGACTAAGGAGCTGCAACTCCAAAGCCAGAAGAATGCCCGGCACGGGATTAGTCTATGTGCCGGGCATTACTATTATATTTTATGATATTTTCTGCATTCTATTCTGCATTTCCGCAGAGATTCCTCGAAAAAACTCAGATCAAGATCGTTGTCTATGTATCCCTGCCGGATAGTTTCCGTGTAAGTGACAGATGGAAGACCGGGACACCGTCTGGTATCCATGATGTATACCATTGCTTTTTCCCTGCCGTGTGGGAGACTGACAATCACGTTCTGCTTAAAATAAAAGCGGGGATATCCTTCGTAGCGGTCCAGGCTCTGTTCATCCGTTTCCTGTATCTCCCACACCACAACCGGCACCCGGGAACCGCTCTTTCGGTGTATGGTTGCGTAGGAATTGACCGGAGAGCCGCGGTAAATCAGTTCCCAGTTATTTAATTGTCCTGTACCATGAATGCGTGCTGTAGGGCACCTGAGAGCCATCTGTGCAATATTGAGGTTGCTCCCGTATGCAACATATAATTTTCCCATATCTTTCTCCGTTCTCCCCGTCGTGCCGGTAGGTCAGCAGATTGTGTTAAGCAGCTTCTCTTACGGTCATTCCGGCATTCTTCTTCAGCGGAGTTAAAAGGTGGAGTCTGCAGGTCTTGAATTCATCACCGTAGAGGCCGAGGCGGTGTGTGAGGATATTTCTCATGATCGTGACTTTCTGTGCGGCGGTGTAGTTTTCCATGGATTTGAATACCAGATTATCATTTGAGGTGATAGCCCATGCGGAGACTGCAAGACAGAACTGGATATATGCCTTGATCTTGCCGGCATGGAGCGTACTGTTGAAAAGCCGGAACTCAACGGTGCCCTTTGAGAAGAATGCGTGAAGATTCACACCGTGATATCGTGTGGGATTATAGTGCTCATGGTTGATGCCATCGCAGTAACCATCATTTGCACTGCTGTACCAGATTTTTTCAAGATTATCTGCAGTAAGATCCTTGTCCTTTTTCATGGCACTGAGCAGATCGGAATTTAATTTGCGGCACCAGCGGTTGCCACGGGCTCCGATCTCGAGGGATTCATAGATCAGATCCTGTCTGGCCGTCATGAAGGTAACCAGTCTTCTGAGGGATGCTGCGGTGTGGTTAGCTCCGTCAACGTGTATGTGGATGCCGCAGCTACTATGTGGCTTCGCTCCACCCTCACGAAGCTTTCTTATAACGGACTGCAGGAGCTCAATGTCTTCGTAGTCGAGAGGCGGAGTGACCATTTCTACCTTGTATTCATCCAGATAAGCATCAGTGTCATCATTTCTCACCGGTGTAATGGAAGAATCCCTCATAACTTTCCATTTGCGGTTCTTCTGGTCTCTGATGATGCGAGTGTAGTAACAAGTGCCATCCGAATCTCCGGCAGTTGTGCCGAACACTTCCGCAAGAATGTCAGCGGCTTTCTTTCTTGTGATACCGGTCATTTCTACTTCTACTCCAAATCTCTGCTCTTTTAACATTGTTTATCCTCCTAAACTTTATCTTTGGTTTTGCAGATTAAATATCTGTTTTGCTGTTGGTTGTATATTACCATATGTACACTGTACGTCAATGGTTTTTATTCATAAAAGTGAAAAAAATGTTTAATTTCTTAAATATAAATATTGACGGAATGGGGATGAGAATGTATAATAAGAAAAAACGTGCTCGGAGGGATAATATGGTATCTTACAAACCGTTATGGATCACATTGCTCCAGAGAGATATAACAAAAACAGAGCTCAGGACGAAGGTAGGATTTAGTACAGCGACCTTGGCGAGAATGAGCAAGAATGAGTATGTGGCGCTGGAATGTATAGACAGGATATGTCAGACATTGGGATGCGGTATAGCCGATGTGATTGAGATATTACCTGACACCGAGGTGACACCCAAGTGACACCCGGGCGAAAAATTTACAGCAATTTTAACCGTTGTAAACGTTATAAAATAGGTTCATATGTTTATGATATTACATAATAATTGCTCAGAAATCCTGAGTTTGAATAGTTGGAGCAGAGCTTCAAAGCCTTTATTTTCAAGGGTTTTGAGGCTCTTTTCTTTTAGAATTGCATTTTGATTGCATTTTTTTATTCAACTGCTCTGTGATAGATTGCTGTATGCTGATTGCTGGTGTAATCGGCAACACTGGTTGTTGCCGGAGTATAAGTGAGAACGCCAGTTAATTTTTTGGCAACTTCCACGTTGGTGTTGGGATATAAATGTCCATAGGTTCCTAACGTGGTCTGTATCTTTTCATGCCCCAGACGTTCTTTAATCAATAAAGGATTTTCTCCCATACTGATGAGCAGGGAAGCATGGGAATGTCTGAGTGCATGAATTTTGATACGGTGTACGCCTGCCAATCCAGCAAGTTTTTCTAATGCCCGTGGGAGGGTGTGCTTACTGGTGGGAATCCCATTATAGCTTAGTACAAGGTCACAGTCCTTTAAAACCTTTTGCTGTACTTCCTGCCATGCTTTTAATTCTTTAATGGTATCTGTGTCAATATAGATAGTGCGAATACTGGCTTGTGTCTTTGGTTCCACAAATTTGTATTCGTCTATTGTTTTATAGTACAGCGTTTTCGTTATACTTAAAAGTCCGGTTTCAAAGTTGATATCCGACCATTGCAGGGCTGCGGCTTCTCCGATTCTCATTCCAGTCATAAACAGGAGCCAGTATGAAATGAAAAGGTAATGTTCGTAATAATCGCCCTTGTAGAGTAGGGAAATTACCTTTTGAAATTCATCCAGTGTCCAAAAATCCACTTTTGTTTTCTTGCTCTTGATGTTTCCTATCATTCGTGACGGATTTTTCTTTGCAAGACCGAGAACAACTGCTCTGTCAAAGGCAATGGAGAGCATACCCTGTACAATACGGATATAGTTTGGACTAAATTCTTTTGCGAGTTCAAGCTGCCAGTTTTGGACGTTAATGGGTTCTATCTCATCCACCGTAATTTTGTAAAAGTATGAAAAATGTTTCTGAATGGTAGAACGGCGGTTCAGATAGGTACTTTCCTTTACCTGTGTTTTATACCAAGGTAGGTAAGTCTCTTCAATGAACTGCTGAAAGGATAGCTGCTGTTTCTTTTCTGTCAATTCCTCTGTGGATGTAAGCATAAGCTTTGAATATGCTTCTCTGGCTTCCTTTTTTGTCTTGAATCCGCTTTTGTATTTCTGAATCTGTTTTCCGGTAATCGGGTGGAAACCTAAGTTTGCTCTAAAATAATAAGTTCCGTTTTCTGCTTTCTTAATAGGGTCTTTTGCCATGATTTCACTCCTTACATAAATGTGCAAGAAGTACAATCAGTTTGATTTATCAGTAAAAGTAATCCCTAACAATTCTTCCACAGCTTCTCTGGGAACCCTGTCCAGTTTGCGTGACTGATAGTAGGTATGCCCTTTTGAAATCATAAGTTTTTTTGCTTCTCTTATGATGTCTGCTGCGAATGAAGTCCCATAACCCAGTTCTATTAAGTCTTTTTTTGTTACTGTAATCAT